TCGTCCGTAAACGTAGAAATACTAATTAAAGCGTCTTCAAGAGAAGTTTCGTTAAGATCCGCCATAGTTGTTGCACGGTTTGCCAAAGTTCCACCGCCCCCCATAGGGTGATCTGTAGCAATTAAAGCTTTACCATCACCACCAGTTGTACTGAACGCGTTGTTCAATACAGAAGCAGCTTTGATTTGCTTAGTATTTGCCATTGATCTAGCAAGTGCTTTCGTGTATCTAGCACCAAGTCTGTCATAAAGATTATCTTCGACAGCCTCTTCAGTTAGAGCAAATGCCAAAGCAACTGTTTCGTGTGTGTACCTAGAAGTGTACCCTTCGTTAGCAGTATCAAATCTTACACCGCTACCTTCAGATTTTACTTCAGCGTTACCAAAACCCACGATAAGAGTTTCTTCTTCAAAAGCTCTGTCAGAAGTTTCTGTTTCAAAAATTTCTTCATGCTCAGCTTCGTACCTTGAATACTCCATACCGAACAAGGCGTTTAAGCCTGGCTCTAATTCTTTCGCTAATTGCGCTCTATTAATCGCCATTATTAAACTCCTGTTTTATCACGGTAGAAGTGCTCATTGATTGTTACAATAGCATTTACATTAGCTGAACCAAGCTCGTTGTTGCTTGGGTCGCCAGAAAATCCCATAATTCTTAGCTGCGCACTTGTTGCCGCTGTAGTTGCAGATATTTCAAGAGCTGACATGCCAGTTTTTACTGAACCAGTCGTGTAAGAAATATCAGCGTTTAAGCCAACATCGGTTTGCGCTAAAGAACCAGCACACTGTACTTCAAATACAGCGTCAGGATCGTCTTCTACAAATGCTACTATGTCAGAAGATACTGTCCCAGTAGGAAAATGCGAAGAAAATACAGTTTCACCATCACTGTTAGTAAAACTACATCCTCTAAACACACCTAATATTTCATCACCAGCAGCTGCTACTAAAATAGTACCAGTGTTAGTCATTTTGACAGCATCGCCTGAAAAGATATTTCCAGATGCTCCAGAGGCAATTGAATACTCAGTTGTTCCGCCGTTTGCGACACCAGAGCCCAATTTACCAACAAGGCGCATTCCGAAAGGGGCATCTTTATTAGCCATAATAAGTCACCTATTTTGTTAGTTAAAGTTTAGTGGTCACTCGCGTGATCCACCACCAAAAGTTACGCTTGATTTCCTTTCCGGTTTTAAAATCGGAGAGGACGGATCGGATTCCCTCATGAGATCATTGTCAACCGCATCTTGCTGCGTTTGGGCGCGTTGTTCGAAATAGGAGTTTCTTTCCTCACGCGTCTCATTAGGTATCTTAGCCAATAGCAAACCACCCACAGAAACTACCCCAGCGTGCTTTCCGTCGTCGAGTGAAGGGATCTCAAAACCGTCTAGCTCTTCAGCTCTAACAAGGTCGAAGCCTTCTCTGAGCCTAGAGGTTACGTTTTTTCGATCTTCTTGACCGACTACTTCTGCTCTAATCCAGCGGTATGTATAACCGTCCGGAGCAGGGGGAGTATCCAGCATTGTTGGTGGACTCCAAGGTTTGCGAGCGTCTTTTTTAGCTCGTGTGTCAGCAGAACGCGAAGTTCTGTTTTGTTCGTTATTTGCTTTTTGCTGGTCTGTCATCGTTTACCTCTTTACATATTTAGCGTACTCGTTCAACGGTACGTTAAGTTTTTTAGCCATTTGCACCTCTGAAGGAGTCAATTTTACTTTTCTCTTTCCGCTTGACGTAGCATCAACTCTTCCTGCTGATGCAACTTTTTGCTGAGGTTTTGCTTTCTCTTCAGCCGCTTCTTGGTCTCCCTCAAAGCGTCCTGGAAAATAAGACCGCATACGCAAATCAATTTCATTGTAATACTCGTCAGATTCTGGTTCAACCCCTTCATAAATAACTTGTTCATGAATTGTCTTAGCAGCGTCTGTCATTACAGGATCTTCGCCGAACCAAGGGTTGTTTTCTGCCCAAGCTTCGGTCTTTGCACTTGGCTTTCTAACCTGTTGAACTCTCTGCGGAATCTCTGCAGTTTCTTCAGCAGCTCTGACCTCATGCGTTTTTAAATTATCCTGTACTTTGCTTTCTTCTACGGCTATTTTTGATAAAACCTCTTGGGCTTTAGCTATTTTTTCGTAGTCACCAGCCTCGTGTGCTAGTTTCAAAGCATTAACCGTTTGCTCTTTTTGTGAAGCTAATCTGTTTTCTGCTTCAGATAAATAAGTTTTATCTAAGTTAGTGTTGGTAGTTTTTAGCTTGACGTTTTCGGTCTGTATGCCCTTAGCATACTCTAACGCCGAGTCTCTACCTCTTTCAGCCTCTCTAAGCTTTCTGGTTAAATCGTTAATCCTTTTTTGAACTTTAGAAGAATAATCTTCTAGTTCTTCTTCTTTTTTAGTTTCTTCAGTTTCAGAAACATCTTCAACGGATTCTGCCGCCTCAGCATCTTCTTCAACTTCTTGAACCGCTTCTAAATTAGGTTCTTCTAGCTCAACTTCGGCGCCTGGCTCTGGTTGCTCTAGCTCTTCATTAGCTAACGCTTCTTCTGTCATCTTTACCTCATACTGCAAGGATGTCGTCTGGATCTAGTATGGTGGCTATAACTTCATCGTCGTTTATTATTCTGCATTCAGAATCATCCCCCAACTTGAAGCGAGCTCCCGCGTATCTCCCTATCAACACCCATTGTTTTTCTTCACACCAAGGTTTTGCAAACCGAGATGTGTCCTTGTAACAATCAGGTCCCATTTTAACAACGTAGCCAACAACCGTAGCTAGAGACTCTCTATCTATTGTTTGCTGAACTAAGTGTATTCCGCCTTCCGTAACCCCTTTGCCTTTGTACGGCAATATAAGAATACGCCACCCTGTAGGTTGCGGCATTCTCTCTAATATGGATTTGTCCAATAGGGACGGATCTAAAACTCTTTCTTGGGGCTCGACGTAAGCGCTGTCTTCGTTAGTTGTGGCTTCTTCGACTTTTTCTTGTTCTATCTCGTTTGCAACGTGGTCAGGTACTATTACTGATGTCATCGTCTGTTACTCTATCTAGCAGCTCTCTAAATTTATCTTCTGCTTCGACGAGAGAGCTGTAACGTCCTCGCAGAAATTCGTATTGCTGTATATCTTTGACTCCAGCCAGCATTTGATCTTGTATCGCTTGTTTTGATTCTTCAAGCTCTTGCAAATACTTTTGGCTAATCCAAATTACAGACATTAATACACACCAGAAAACTTAGTGCCAAACTCTGCTGCGCCTACTCCTTTTGACTTGCCTTTACCCATACCTGGTTTTGGTTTGGTATTAGCAACAAAAGTTTCTTGCTTAGCATACGCGACACTACCCTTGTTTGAATAAGAGTTCATCTTCTTCGCTGTCGGGGTTTTCTGATTTTGTGCGTCAATTTTTTTAATCATGTGCCAATTCTCTAAGAAGATTATATTTTTTGCAAGATTTATTTACCTTGACCCCTGTATCTTTTGAATTGTTTTTTGCCTTGTTTGCTGCGAACAACGGTATTACGACTGCCGCCGTTGCCTTGTGAAGTGTGTTTATTCTTGCGATTGTTCGGATCAACCGTAACAACTACTCGTGTTTTTGCCATTAACTACGGTTCTTTTCGCGCGTTAAAATCCTTTGTTGTTCCAGTCTAGCTCTTGCTGTATCGTCACGCATACCGGCAATATCTTCTTGTGCTTGTATTCTTTCGCGATCAATCATGTCTTCACGCGCAGCTTCAGCGGCACGTCTTTTCTGATCCGCAGCAAACTGTTGTTGATCTTGAGATAACTCTTGGCCGCGCAAAGCAAGCTCTTGTTTTCTTATGGTAACGAGCGGATCTTCGTCGCTAGGTGCGGCAATCTTTTCGTTAAATTCCATTACCAACTGCGACATAATAGGTGCTGAGAACTGAGCCAAGATACCGTCTGCTTGCGTTTGTGCTTGACGGGCCTCTACAGGACTTAGCTGTTCTGCTTGCTGCATGATCTGCTGATATTGTGCTAACACCTCTGGTGGCATTTGTTGTTGTGCCAAGATATCGGCTTTCATTTGTAAATGCTGCATGATGTGAGAAATAATCAAAGCTTGAACTTGTGCGTTGGATTGCACCACAGGCGTATTCAATAACGACATGTGGGTGGCAACGTGCGCGTCGTGATTCTGCTCAGGAAACGCTTGCGCTGGATTACCTAAAAGTAAAGCTTGGTTTTCAAAACCAGCTTCAACAGGTACCGGATCACTTGGCGGTGGCGGTTGTAATATTTGGTCAATATTATCCACGCCGATAGCAGCGTACATTCTTTTGTAAGATTCGTAGATACCGTTCGGGCCGTGTATCTCTGGATTAGATTGCACTAACTGCATCATTTCTTGAGCCATCGTTATACGTTGCGCGGTGCTAAACATATCAGGGTTGGATACCGGAAAGATATCGATACGCTCGTCGAAGTCAGACAGTTTGATGCTGTTATCAGCGCTGCCGACAACGTACGGGTATTCGGGCGGTAAGTATTCTTGGAATACCTTTGCCAATAATTTAAATTCTTTTTTCTGCGAGTTATGTAAACGTTTGTGAATGGCTGATAGAACTTTGGTGGATCTTTCAAGCAAAGCTAGAGTTGTGCCAACAGGGGCTTGCGGATTGCCAGCGCCGGTATTGATTTCGGCAATAGAGGCAAACTTTTGACCGGAATCAACCAAGACACCTAACAGATTCAACAACGTACCGCTAGGTTCTTTGAACGGTAACGGCTGTATGGATTCACGCAACGAACCACCAGGCGCGTCGACGTCTCTGAACTCACCAGGCTGGATCGGAGTGTCTTCGTCCCTGATGCGGATACCTCTCGTCTTAAAACCAGCAGGCAAGTTAGCCAGAGTACCCGCATCTATTAACTGTCTGAGGATTGAGGTTGACGCTTTGGAAAGCCCGCCTATCATGTGCGTCAACCCGAACCCGTAGAAGCCTAGTCCTGGTAGAAACTTGTAATGGACAAAATATTCTGTCTTTTGTTTCAAGGGATCTTCAGGACTAAAGTTTCTTCTGATCGATAAAACTTGGTTGCTGTAACTATCAAGGGTAACGATATACGGCAGTTTCACGCCGGTCGCGCCTTGCTCATCTGCATCTTCAAAACCAGGCAAGTCTAAGTTACAGTGGATTTCGTAAAGTAAGCTAACCTCGTCGGTATCGTATCTAGGTTCGAGTCCGCTCAGTTTATCTATTTCTTCGGATACTTGTGAGTTTTCGTCAACGGTGGTACCGGAAGTATCAACGCGTCGGTAAAAACCAAGGGCCATAAGTTTACGCACTTCGTTCTCTGGCATCTTAACGACGCAAGTAATACGCGGACAACTTTCTAAGTCAGTTGTGTAATACGGTACGATTAAATCTTCAGGGGCAACAAACTTAGCAACGGCTCTACCAAGCGCTGCGTCGTAATAAACTTTCTTGAACGCAGAACCAGCAAGCGGTAAGTAAAACAACAATTGATCGAGTTCCTCGTCGAACTCTTCCATCACATGCACAATCTGATAGTTCATGAACTCACGAACGCGTTGTGCTTGCTCTTCAATTGCTGAGTCGTAGGCCCCTACCACGTTAGTTTTGACAGGCCCTCCAGCGGGTAATAATTCTTTGTATGCTTGCGCCTGAAAAGAGGTGACGGCCTCACCTAACAACGGGTGGATAACACCACTAGCCCCAGAAAAAGGTTCTGAACGTTCTTCGTCAAAACGCATCCCTAGGTACTTCAAGCCGTCGGTATAGGTTTTTTCCCAGTCTTCTCGTGAAGATTTATCTTTCTCCAAACCGTCACGCAATTCGTTGGCTTC